ATGTCTTTTTTTTGCGCTACTTTGTCCAATTTTGGGGTCGGTTTGGGGATGTTTGGAGGTAGTTCGAGCATGTTTGGGGAGAGTCCAGATGTATTTGTAGGAGTTCAAAACCTCGAGGTGTATCGATTACCATACATACCCGCAGGTAGAGAGATAATGCCCGCTCACTACCCGCATTGCCCGCTCACAAGCGGGTACCCGCTTACAGGGAACATGCCCCCAGCGTCTCAGAGTAGAACCACCTTGGGTGGTGGAGGTGGCATAGTGCGGGCAAGATGCACGGCACCCGCCATTGCATAGGTTCCGTCGATCGGTCCGGTGCCCTTTCGTTGGTATACCCACCCGTCGCCCCGGCTGAGTCGCTGCGCGCTTCCAACATGAGCGCGCAGCATCGGATCGTCGGAGTGCACTATCTCTTCTCCGTTGACGAGTACGGGCAGTGCCATGCACACCGAGGTCACATCGGCGCGCAGTTCCACCAGCTTCACTCTCCGTGGTGGCCAGCCTTTGGTTCGCTTCTCCGTCATGTCAGCCGCGATCGCTGCCCCTGGACCTGTGGGGAACCAGCCGACGACTCGGGGGCGTACCTTCGCCACGATCTGAGGTAGTTCCACCCGTAGCGCTTTCGTACATCCGTAGCCGGACCATGCTTTAACAACGTCGACGTGGACTCTTCCCTCGTGTAATGCCGCAGCGATCAGAGAGGCGTGTGATCCGTCGAGACTCACGTCTAGGCAGAGAGCGACCTTTTCCCGGATGGTGGCCAGGTCCAGTGGCTTGTCTGTGGCGCACGCGTCCCAACGGTCAGGGTCGATCGCGGGATCCAGCAGAGCCACCCGCATGCACATGACCTCGGTTCTGAAGGATGCTAGTTCCACTCCTCCTGCTGTCTTGGCTCTGATCGCTGTTCCCAGTAGCGCGTCAGGGTCGGTTCGGTTGCCGAGGTCTGGGCAGGCCTGCGCTAGTGCCTCCAGGTCGGTTGGGTCGCTGCCGGCTGGTGATGACCACTCGAAGATCCCTAGCCGCTCGTCCCCCACCCCGGTTTCTATGTATGCCAGTGCTGGGTTGCGTAGGGCGTCCAGGACCACTGAGTGGTCGTCTCCCTGGTTGGTGATGGCTACTACCTGCCCGTTGCGTTTGGCGTTCATGGCGTTGATGGAGGCGTTCCACGCGTCCCATCCGCTGTGTTCCCGGAGTTCGTCTACCAGGATCCTGTCAACGGTCAGGGATCGTCCGGCGCGCCGGTTGGCGGCAGCGATTTTGTATCTGCTCCCTGACTGTGTGGTCAGGCACTCTTCCCCGATGGTTGCCCGTACGGCTTTGGTCGAGAGTTCCTCGGACAACCACGGGTTCGACGCCGCTGTCTGGCAGACCATCTGCCACTGTTCCTTCGCATATGACAGTGTCGCGTTGAGGCCCAGTACCAGGGACACCTGTTCGACGAACATCCAGTACATGATGAGCGCCCGTGCCAGATGACTCTTACCCTGCTGCCTGGCCACGAGCAGGAGCACGGTACGGAACCGTGGTCTCCCATCGGGAAGCAGTTCCCCCAGGTGTATGGCCGCCCATTCCTGCCACTCGTCCAGTGGTTCGCAGAGTATGTCCCGGGCGAAGTCGATTACCCCGAACCCGTAGCTGGTTGCGGGGGTCAGTTCCCGTAGCGGGGGTGTCCAGATCCTGGGCACCTGGGAACCACGGATCTCACATGGCACGCCTACGTTGGCGCAGCTCATCAAGCGGTGAGAACTGCTTGTGCTCGACACCGTTGGTTCCCTTCATCGCCGTCTGACGTGCCCGTGGTGTCATCAGCAGGGCCTCTAGGCACGCTAGTAACTGCGGTCCCATCCTGCCGATGTCCTCTGGTAGTTGGTCGATCGCTCGGGCGTAGGTGATCGCCAAATGTATTAGCGCCTGATCACGATCGGTGGTTTCCATTGCCTCTATGGAATCGGCAACGCTTTCCTCAAGCCTTTTATCAACACTGATCATGTAATCATGGTATGCGGATCATGACCAGTAGTATGCTCACGCTGTGCAGTGGCCTTTCAGACGCAAGCAAGAGACAGCCGAGTCGTCTAGGCGACTGGCCGAGAAACGCACGACATATTCGATCTCAGATCCCAGGTTGGCCACCCTGTTCCAGATCGGGCCGCCAAACTACAGCGGAGTGTCTATCAACGAGACAACCGCTTTGGGCATCTCAGCCGTCTACCGTGCTGTGTCCCTGATCAGTGGAACCTTGTCTCAGCTTCCACTACGTACCCTCAGAGAACTCTCTCCGGGTCTCAGGGAACGGGTGCCCAGTTGGATGGACAACCCTGGTGGAACAGACGGACCAACACCGTTTGAGTGGAAAGAAACCGTTCTACTCCATTTGCTACTACACGGTAATGCCTTCCTGTTCCACAACCGTGGCGGAGCTGGACAACTACTTTCCCTCACCCCAATACATCCCCTGTGCGTGTCTGTGGAGAAAACAGATACCTGGCCAAACGGCGCCCCCGTAATTGGTGGAAAGCTCTTCACAATCTCTCTGGAGGACGAAGAACCACTTACCGTGGACGGTTCCAAGCTCCTGCACGTCCCTGGAATGTGCACTGACGGGATCATGGGTATCTCTCCCATCTCAATGGCCCGCCAGTCGATGGGAACGGCTGCGGCGGGCGATCGGGCGGCGGCGAACATGTTCGGTAATGGAGCCTTGGTCGCTGGTCTGGTGTCGCTAGATGGTGACAGCGACATGGAGCCAGATGATGCCGCAGCCCTCAACGCTGACCTGGCAAGGAACGTAGGCGGATGGGAGAACGCCTCATCCATCCGATTTCTGAATCACAGAGTGAAATTCACACCCTGGACGATGTCGTCAGTTGACATGCAGTTCCTGGAGTCCCGACAGTTCCAGATCGAGGAAATCGCACGTTGGTTCGGTGTCCCCCCGCACCTGCTGATGCAAACCGACAAGCAAACCTCATGGGGCACGGGGGTTGCCGAGAGCAACCGGGGCATGGGCAGAACCGTACTAGCTCCCTGGGCGAGCAGGATTGAGCAGCGGTTGTCCCGGTTGCTCTGGGGCGAAAAGTTCGTTGAGTTCGACTTCAGCGGGCTGGAACGACCGTCCCCTGAGATTGAGATCGGACTGTTGGCGCAGAAGATCGACGCTGGAATGATCACCATCAACGAGGCGAGATCTACTCTTAACCTTCCCCCCGTCTCTGGAGGGGACGTACTGCGCCTCAAGGGTGTTCCACTCGTGGCTGAGCTGTCTCCATCGTCGACAGGAGCGGTCCAATGAGTATCGTTTCACAAAACAGAGAACCATTACGACGTTACGGAAACACGAATCTCGTCCGGGTCTGCTGCCGGAGCCAACCAGAGATCAAAGGCAACAAGTTGGGTGGCTACGCCGCCGTTTTCGGCCAACCAGCCGACCTGGGCTGGCGTGGCAAGGAGATCATGGCCCAGGGATCACTCACCAGGGCCCTGAAAACCTCGGACGCCCGCGCGCTGTACAACCACAACCCCTTGTACGTACTCGGCAGGCAGGCAGCGGGAACCCTGCGACTGTCAACCGACAGCACTGGCCTGGAATACGAGGCAGATCTGCCGAACACCACCTACGCGGCAGACCTACGGGAACTGATCGAACGGGGAGACATCACCGGAGCCTCGTTCGCCTTCATCCCCGACCTGTTCGACTACGACAAGACCACCGACACTGTCACCCACACCGACGTGGCCGAACTGATAGACGTAAGCCCCGTCACCTACCCCGCCTACGCTGGGGCAACCACGGAAACCAGGTCTGCCGAGAACCTAGTTAGCCGGCAACGTAGCCAACTCATTAGGGCACGTGCCCGTGTTCACCTGAGAGGTGAGAAGTAATGACCATTGAGGAACTGGTTGCCGCACTTCAGGCGATCATCGACCAGGCCGTTGGTGACCAGGGTCAGCCTCGGGACCTGAACGAGGAAGAGATGGCCCGCTACGAGCAGCTGGAATCCCAGTTGGCGGTAGCTCGGCGCTCCGCCGAGATCAGGTCGCGTCAGGCGGCCTACCAGATGCCGGTTTCTGGAATCGGAATCGTTTCAGCGGTCAAGCCAGACGATGGACTGGAACGAGCCTTTGACGCCTACCTGCACACTGGGCAGAAAAACCAGGACATTACCCAACTCCGTGCCCAGGGTGAGGGAATCTCATCGGCTGGTGGATACCTGGTACCGTCTGGATTCGAAAAGAAGCTAGTCGAGCGGATGGTAGCGTTCGGTGGGTTCTCCAACAGCGCAGACCGTTACAACTCAACCGATGGATCTTCAGTAGAGTTTCCGTCCTTCGACGACACCTCCAACTCGGGACAGATTACCGCCGAGTCTGGTGCCTTTACTGGCGGCGCTGACCTGACGTTTGGAAAAGTGAAACTGGGGCAGTACAAGTACACCTCGGCTGGGGCAAATAATGCTCCTATTCGGGTACCGGTGGAACTCGCTCAGGACAGCGCGTTTGACCTTCGTGCGTTGCTTACCAAAGCGATGGGAACCCGGATTGCCCGTAAGCAATCAGTCGACTTCGTAACCGGTACTGGGGTGGGACAGCCTACGGGGATTCTGTGCCCAACTCTTACAGCGGATCGTGACTTGGATACCCCGGACACCCCAGATTATGAGGACCTGGTTGAATTCCAGGACATGTTGGACGAGGCATACGATCCAAACGCAAAATGGCTCATGAAAAAGTCGACCTGGAGCCAGCTGCGTCTGATCGTGGACACCATCGGAAGGCCGATCCTTCAGACTCTTCTCGATGGAATCAGTGGCAAGCCGGAACGTCGGCTCCTCGGATCTGAAGTGATCATCGATCAGGCGGTACCGACGCTTTCCAGCGCCGGGGACACTTTCTGCCTGGCCTACGGTGACTTCGAAGAGTCGTACATTATCCGTAACATTGGATCCCTGGCGGTCGTGGTTGATCCCTACAGCCGCGCTTCCTACGGGGAGATCGAGTACACGGCTTGGGTTCGGGCCGATGGGAACATCCAGAACCGAAACTCATACGTGATCATGCAGAACAACACCTGATCAGCAGCATCAAACCATAACTGATCATCTATTCAATGCTAGGAGCATGATGAGTGACACGATCAGGTGGGATTTCGCCGACGCACGGAAGATCGCATCATCGAAGGTGACGATTTCCACCGCGACCACCACCACGTTCGACTTTGGTACCCCCGATGACGTCAATTTGGCGGGACTGTCCACCTACCACCATGGAGACAAGGTGCTGGTGGTGCTGAGTGCTAGCACTGCCGGTACTACTGACAGCATTACCTGGGTAATCCAGGACGCCGACGACTCCAGCGGTTCAATCGGCACTCCCGCGACCGCTGTGACCTCGGCTGTCGCCGGTGCGCTGTCGGCTGGCACTGGAGACGACTACTCCGTGTTCGCGGTAAAGGTTCAGCCCGGCCGGCCCTGGTTGCGGGTCAAGGTTACGAGTGGTGGAGCGACGGATACGTTCGTCACTCACTGCATGGTTCTCGCGGTAAGCGGGGCATAAGATGGCATGGGCGCCGGATTACACCACTGCGGCTAGGTTCAAGGCATTTCTGCGCATCGCTGACACGACAGATGATGTTCAGATCGGTCTTGCGATCACCTCAGCCAGCCGAGCGATTGATAAGGCATGCAACCGGCAATTCGGCGTCCTTTCCAGTGCCACCGAATGGTTCTACACGGCACAGTGGGACCGTCACAGGGACTGCTGGTTTGTTTCTGTTGATGACTTCGCTACTACTACTGGTTTGGTGGTTAAGGTGAAGACCGTTGCTACCACCGATTATGTGGTTGAACCACTGCAAGCGGTGGCAAAGGGTAGGGTCTGGACCGCTATCAGACTGGGTAGTAGTACCGGGGTGGCGGATAAGGACGCGATCGGCGTGACCGCGTTGTGGGGTTGGCCGTCAGTGCCTTCCCCAGTGGAGCAGGCGTGCTGGTTGCAGGCTTCCCGGTTCCTATCCAGGCGAGACAGCCCATATGGGATAGCTGGTTCCCCCACTGACGGCTCAGAATTGCGTCTCCTAGCAACTGTTGACCCTGATGTTCGAGTGTCTCTGGGGCACTATGTGAGGCAATGGGCGGTGGCCAGATGATCCTGACCGATGTCATGGATGAGTTGGTCGTGAGACTTGGGGTTGTTCCGGGTCTCAGGGCCCATGATTGGTCAGTTCCTACTGTCGTTCTCCCGGCCGCAGTGGTCCATTATCCCAAAATAGTTGAGTTTGAAACCTACCTAAATGGTATGGAATCTTACACGCTTGACGTGGTGGTACTGGTGGGGAAACTGAATGATAGGGGAACCAGACAGCCTATGTCTGATTACCTCCGACCAACCGGACCAACATCGATCCGAGAAGCACTACAAACAGGGCATTCAGCCTCATTTGACGTGATAAGCATACAGGAAACGGTGGCGGATGGCTCCTACCCGCTAGCCGGAACCGAATACCAAGCCATCATTTTCACCTGCAAGATCTCTGGAAGTGGAAAATGACCCTTTCAACCCACATTGAAACCACGATCATTGCAACCGAAACCAAAACCACCGATCTTTCAGTAGCCACCGACGTCCTCAACTACAACAAGAGGATCGAACTGGCCACTGGAACCGGTTCAAACCAGGCAGATCTGATCTTCCACGACCAGCGCACCCTCATCGCATCAGCCACTGAAGACCTGGACCTGGCCGGATCACTCACCGACCAGTTCGGAACAACCCTCACTCTGGCCCGAATCAAGGGCATTGTGGTTACGGCCGCTGCGGCTAACACCAACAACGTGAACGTCATCCGACCCGCCAGCAACGGCGTACCCATCTTCCTAGCCGCTGGAGACGGTATGCCGGTCAAACCAGGTGGCAGATTCGAGTGGTGGGCACCGGACGCGACGGGAATCGCCGTAACCGCAGGAACCGGGGACCTGCTGACGTTCACTAACTCGGCTGGTACCACTAGCGTCACCTACGACGTGATCATCATCGGCGCTTCGGCCTAAGGGAGGCACACCATGGCACTCGTTCACAGCCGGGTAACCGTAATCAAGCTCGGTACCGTGGATATCTCGCAGTACGTCAAGTCCAGCGAATTCGCACGTAAGGCCGACTCACACGATGTCACCACCTACGGCAAGGACGACCACGTCTACGCCGGTGGGCTGGGAGACGGGTCATTCAAGTGCGACGGGCTTTACGACAGCACCGCCACCACGGGACCCCGCGCGCTGATCGAACCGCTCATCGGCACCACCGTGGCACTCACCCGCCGGCCGGAGGGCACCGGATCCGGCAAACCACAGGACATCGTGAACATCATCATCACCGGCTACACCGAATCATCTCCAGTGGCGGACTACGTCACCTGGAGCATGGAAGGCCAGCTGTCAGACGCCGTCAACTCAACTGCGCAGGTGTGATATGGAACGTAAGGCCTTGCTGGACAGAACCGCTCTTCTGAGCGGGAGGTCCCTACCGGAACGGACGGTGGAGATCCCCGGGGTTGGAGAGGTAAGAATCCGTGCTCTCTCCCGGGCCGAGGTGCTCAATTCCAAGCACGATGACAGCCCGCTGGAAATGGAACGCAGGACGCTGTCTCTCGCCATGGTGGATCCGGCCATGACGATCGACGACGTCGCCGAGTGGCAGAGAGTGTCTCCCCTGGGCGAGATCTCCATCGTCGCGGATGCCATCAATGAACTCTCGGGGGTGATCCCCGGGGCGGCCAAGAAGGCGTACAAAAGCGTTTGAGGAAGACTGGGGACTTGAGCTCGATTTCCTCCTCGCTGAGACTCTGGGCATGACCGTCGGTGATATACGCACGCGTATGTCAAATCAAGAGTGGATAGAGTGGTATGTCTACTTTGGCAGGAAAACCCAACGGAAACAGATAGCGGGGTAGGGAATGCAACTCAGGATAGAGGTCGAAGGGCTAAAAGAGATGACGCGAGCTCTGAAGGCCATCAACTCAGAGCTCCCAAAAGGTGTACGGACCGCGTTGAACAGTGCGGCCGACGTGGTGGTCCAGTACGGCAAGAAGAAGATGCCAAAACGTACTGGACTAGCGTCGAACACCATCAAGGCCAAGTCAACGCGAACTCTGATACGTGTATCGGAGGGATCGAAGAAGGCCCCATACGTCCCATGGCTCGACTTCGGTGGAAGGACGGGGCGAAGGAAGTCGGTTGTCAGACCATTCTACAAAGACGGCCGCTACCTATATCCGGCGCTGGGGGACAAACGGGATGAGATAAACGCCGCCCTGGAGAACGCCCTAACCGATCTGGTCAAAAAGTCTGGATTGGAGATAGAATAGTGTCTGGTAACCAGACCACCCTGACATTCGGTGGTGATGCCTCATCCCTCCAAAGGGCCGCCAACCAGGCCACGGCATCCATAGGGGCCGTGTCGGATGAGGCCACCAGGAACAGCCGGGAACTGTCCAACGCGTCGGCTAGCGGCCAAGACATGGGGGGAAAGCTAGCGAAGCTGTCCGTGATAGCCGGCGGAGTCGGAAACGCGTTCCAAAGCCTGGGGGGACTCGTATCGGACCTAGCGGACTTCCAAAACCGGGACAAGCAAAAGGCCCTGGACCATGCCCGGGCCCTACAGACGTTGAAAGAGGCCATACTAGAAGCAGAGCAGTCAGCCCTGGACCTGGTATCGGCCCAACAGAACCTGGTCCAAACAGACATAGATGCGCGACGGGCACAGATAGCCGTGTCCCAAGCCACCATCGACGCGGCCAGCGCACAAGAGGATTACAGGCAGACCATCGTCGATGGGAAACAGGCGCAGCTAAGTGCCATCCAAGCGACCCAGGACGCCGCACAGGCCCAGGAGGATTACAAACAATCGGTCCTGGATGGCGAGCAAGCGCAGAAGGATCTCAATCAAGCCGTTCTGGACGGCAAGCAGGCACAGGCAAACATAGCCCAATCCCAAATCGACGCCAGCCAGGCATCCCTGAACGCCGAGAAGGCGCAACAGGACTACAACACAGCGGTCCAGAAGCACGGTGAGTCGAGCATAGAGGCCAGGCAGGCACTGATAGACATTGCCCAGGCCCAGCAAGACGTAACCCAAGCCCAGTTGGACGGAGAACAAGCCCAACAGGATGTGGCCCAAGCATCCCAGGATGCCGCCCAAGCCCAGTTGGACATGACACAATCCGTTCTGGACGGCAAACAAGCCAACATCGACATGAAAACGGCCGCGCTCGACGGTGAACAAGCCCAACGAGACCTGGCCAGATCCGTCATAGACGGACGGCAGGCCCAACTGGATATGAACACGGCAGAGCTCGACGGTGAACAAGCCCAACTCGACCTGGCCAAGGCCGCTCTGGCCCAGAAGCAGGCGCTGCTCGACCTGTCCAAACAAATCGAGGCGGCCAAGGACAAGCAGCTAGACCTGCTAGAGGCGCAGATGAAAGCGAACGTTAGCCCCCTCAAAAAGGCCGCCGACGAGATCGGGTACTACAGCCAAATTGTGGGGGACGCGGCGATAGTAGTTGGGGGTCTCGCTCTGGCGTACACGGCCGTAAAGGACTCGGCCATACTCGCGTCGGTATGGACGAAGGTCGCCGCTGGAGCACAGTGGCTGTTCAATGCCGCCATGGACGCCAGCCCCATTGGAATAGCCGTACTCGCTGTCGGAGCACTGGTAGCTGCCATAGTGCTGATAGCCACCAAGACGACATGGTTCCAGGACATTTGGAAGGTGTCATGGGCCTGGATAAAGGACGCGGCCGGAGCCGCGTGGGACTTCATAAAGGCCAAGGCCTCTAGCTTCTGGGAATTCCTGAAGGGAATACCAGATTCCATTGGAAGAACCTTCTCATCCATATCCGATGGGATATCCGCACCGTTCAAAGCGGCCTTCAACCTTGTCTCAGACGCCTGGAACAACACGGTTGGCAAACTGAGCTGGTCTGTTCCAGGATGGGTACCCAGCATCGGTGGAAACACCATCTCAGCCCCCAAACTGCCCAAGTTCCACACTGGTGGAACAGTCCCGGGGGCCCCGGGAACGGAAATGCTCGCCATACTCCAGGCGGGTGAGACAGTCGTCCCGAACGGTGGCAGCCAACCAATACAGATTGTGTTAAAAAGTGATGGCGGACAGATCGGTAACTTTTTGATGGCCGTTCTGAATGAATCTATATCTATTAGAGGAAACTCGATAGAGACCGTAATCGGAAGTGCGGTATGAGCGCCCACGCTGTCACAGTTGAGCTGTACTACTCAGGGTCATGGCACAACCTGACCACAAGCGACGTGGTCAGGACCAGCACCATAATAGCCACCAACAGGTATGGAGCCAACCAGACCCTAAAGATCAATCCAGGGTCCACCAAGGTAACAGTTTCAGACGCGCTTGGCGAATACAATCCAGCGAATCCTATGTCCTCATTATATGGCAGCGTATCTAGAAACACCCCGATGCGCATCACCATAGATGGGGTTGTTAGATGGATAGGAGAAGCCAGCGAATGGAAACCTAAGCGAATCCTTGGAGGAGACAGGATAACAGACATTACAGGTGGTGGAATCCTACGCAGACTAGGAATCGGCGTAACACCCATCCGCGCCCCGATGCGTGCTTACATGAACTCCACCAATCCAATTGGGCATTGGCCAATGGATGACATTACCAAATTAGCGGCCGATGTTGGAGAATTCCAGACAGTAGAAGGATCTCCAGTAGAGTACACAGTCCCCGGATTAGCTGCCAGCGGAAACACCCCAGCACTGCCAATATCTCAGGATAGATCGCCAATATCAGTAATCCATTCCTCCGTGGCGGGGACTTCAACCGACTGGACAGTAAGTTTCTGGGTAAGAGCTGCGCCACCAGAGCTACAGACTGGTTTCTCATGCCCAATTATTGACTTTGCTGAGATACAGACATCGGGTGGAACCATTGGGTACCACATGTTTAAGGCGCTATCAAACCCTAGTGCGAATCAGTTCGAAGTATGGGTGTACGCGTGGAGTCCACAACGCACGCTGATCACATCTCCTAGTGTCTACAGTGTCGCCTGCACCAATATGGAGATACTCGATAACAAATGGCACATGATCACGTTCAGAGCCACGCAGGCAGGCTCGACAGCCACGATGGAATTATCCATCGATGATGCCAGCACATATTACTCACATGGGATGGCATACAGCACTGATCAAACCATAGGACGCATCACCGACATATATTTCCCGAACCGTGTCGGTCCCAATGCCGTGTCCAATTTCTCAGTTAGTAATCTGGCAGTGTGGGATCCCGCTATTAGCGCTATCCCAACCTGGTATGAAGCTGGGCTAGGATATCCAGGAGAAATAGCCTACACCCGATTCGGGCGCATATGCAATGAAAATGGAATCTCGCACATTGCATACGCTTCCGGGGCATCGGACAGCCATTTAATGGGACCACAAAGATCAGGAAAACTACTAGACATCCTATATGAATGCGCAGCAACTGATGGCGGAATCCTATACGAAAGCGCAACATCAGCAGAACTAGTGCTCAAGTGCTATGGAACACTGTGCAACCAGTCATCAATACTCAGCATAAACGTAGACGATGATCTGGTACCAAACCTGTCCCCAACCATTGGAGACAGCGATGTCAGAAACAAGGTCACGGCGGTACGCGCCGGGGGTAGCTCATCAACCTACGAACTCACCTCAGGGCCAATGAGTACCCAGGATCCCCCAAATGGAGTAGGGATCTACGACACCCAACTCAATGTAAACCCCTACCTCGACAGCGAGCTGTACAACTACGCGTCATGGCTGGTCTCCACCATGACCTACCAGGGCGTCACCTACGGGAAGATCACCCTGGACCTGGACGCCCACGCGCTGAACACGGGATCCGTGGACATCGGTTCGGTCGTCACACTCACTGGGCTCCAGCCGCACGACGATCCGACCACCCCACGCCTAATGGTGGTGGGCATGGAAGAAAGCACGGACACCCATCGGCGGCAACTGACGCTGATCGTGACGCCGGCCGACCCATACGACACCGAGGTGCTGGACACCGGCGGATACCTCGACTGTGGCGCCACCCTGACCAATGAGGCGCTCGACACCACAGAGACTGGCGTCGACGTGATAATCACTGACGTGTGCACCTGGACTCACGCCAGTGGTGACTACAACATCCTGATCGGCGGGGAGCTGATGACTGTCACTGCCGTGTCCGCCATAACTGGTACCTACCCAACTCAGTATCAGACTCTGACCG